AGAAACCTAGAAACTTACTCACAATAATTAGAACAAAACAAGAACATAGGGGTGTGCAGATTGTCGCACCCCTTAAATCCCTGATAAATAACAATTTTTTCTTTAATTTTTTTTGGTTTTATCCTTGACTTTAGACCTTTTTCCGTGTAGTGTATATCTATATTATGAAAACGAAAGGCTACATTATGAGAAACAGACGAAGAAAAATCTTTGATAGAATAGTTAACCCATTATTACTTAAATATCTTGCACCTACGAGTGAGAGTGCTCTTGCAAAAAATATACCAATGAAATACTTAAAATATTTTAAAGAAATATCTAATCATAAAAATGCTATGAACATTAGATACAGATATAGAGGACCGTCATCATTTAATTATAGACGAGACCCCTCTTATATGCATATGAATTATGCTACAACATTTGCAATTTACGAAAGATAGGAGATTACATTATGACAAAATCAGAATACTTTGTATTAAGTCTTATGACAATTATGGGTTTAGGGTTTATCGACATCCTATGGTTATTTGGTGTTGAGAACTCAAAAGAATATACTTGGTGGTATGTTCTTCATGTGTTAGGTGGCAGATAATGTTTCATTTAATTTATACTAGATCAAATACTGAATACGATAGTGGCAATCACTTTGAGAGTAACTATACTCTTTATAGAAATATTCCATATTCTGAATTATCTAAATTTTTAGAAATGCAGAAAGATCCAGAATTATTAAAAGAGTGTGATACAAAGTATTTTGATTATCAACAAGAACAAGGTATTTCTGATAGATGTTTTCATACTGAAATCTCTATTGTAGATGACGACCAATACTTCAAAACTTACAAACAAGTATATCGTAGTAGTTATAGTGGTCCTTCTGGTTTGATACCTGAAGAAGAAGATTACTTTATGGACTATGGTCAAAAATCTAATTTCATGTTAATACATGATTATGATAAGAACTATACATGGTATGGTAAAGACTGGACACAAGAAATGATTGTGGCAGAATATAAAAGACGAGAAAATCAACAAAAATTAACCCTTGACAATCAAGTCAATTCCTGATAGAATACTTACAATGGCAATAATTTATACATCATTTAAGAAGAAAAAAAGAAACAGATTACCTCAAACAGATAGTCTGATTAAGGCAAAGTTAGAACAAAGAAAGTATCTTAAATCTTTAGGTATTGATCCAGACAGAAAGATTAGTAAAAAAAATTTTCGTGTCATTCCTGACTGGTGGGTAACGAAAGAATATCAATCAACAACAAAAGAGAGAAATAGTGTTGTAGAGAGAAAACCAAGAATGGGTAATGGTGGCACAAAACCAGTATCTAATTTTAGACTAGAAGAAAGTCAAAAGTTTACTGTTGCACCTGCTTACAATAAAGGTGCATATCAAGTAATTACTAAATCAAATATAAAAGACATAGGGAGATAATACATTATGGCAAAGAAAACAAGAAAACAAACAATACTAGAAAATAGTTTATCTATTGAAGATATAACTAAAGAATTAAACTCTTACAAAACTGGTAAAGAGAAAGCAAAATTTTTAAGAGAGATGGAACAACTTAATTTACCATATGACATTAAATGGGAAAACCTTGCACAATGTCACGAAGGTACAAAGTCTTGGCCTACTTACAAAATTAAAAAAGAAAAAGACGAGAACATATTGTCTGATGGTGGCACCGAAGAAGTAACTACTATGGACGATAAACCATTAACACATGAAGAACTTGAAGCACTTATTTAACTTATCATTATTGTTTTTACTAATTGGCTGTGGCTCAATGAGTGATAGAACAACACATAGTCAAATGTTTGTGGATCACTTAAATAATATGCCGTCAGGTAAATCAAGTTATTTACTATGGCATAATTCTAGTACAGGTAACCATGGCGACATTAAAATTACTAGATCATATATAGAAAACAATTTTAAATGTGTTGACTATACATCAACGGTATCAATACAAGACGGATGGCCTATGAACGGAATAGGTAGTTTAGATAGAAGCACAGAATTTGGAAAGGCATGTCAATTACCTGATGGTAGATGGCAAGTGATTGAGAGAGTATTATGAAGTTAATTTACATGACAATTATTTTTGTTACCATGATTGTTATTATGTGCATTTATTCTGTTACAAATACAGCGTATGGTAAATCAACTGAAAGTAATTGTGTTATACAAAAGATTTACACACCAGACAAAGAAATTTTATTAGAGACAAAGATGGTGTGTAGAGACGGCAATGTAGGTCCTACTTATTGGGAACTATTTGCTGAATTTTATTATGCGGGAGTATCTGAACAAGAATATTGCCGATATGTGAAAGGTAAATTAATACCTAAAAAAGTCTGTTTAAACCCAGACGGTACTTGGAGGTACTAATGTTTAAATTTATTATGGGTATAATCATAGGTTATGCTGTAGTAGTAATCTATGGACCAGATGTTGCTTATGACATTTGGTATATAACAATTGAACTAATAAGAGAGGTGGTGAATAAATCATGAAAAATATAATACTAATGTCATTATTGGCACTCTTTGTTGTATCTTGTAGTGGTATGACAAAAATAAAAGAAGAAAAATCTAACGGTGAAAACTTAACAGAGGTCGTTCCTACATGGTATCTAGAATATCCTAATAAGAAAAAGGATAAAAACTATATCTATGGTGCAGGAACATCAACAAGTCCTGATTTGCAGTTAGCAAAAGAGAAAGCAAAACTCATTGCAAAAGCAGAAATCGCTGATATTATGCATGGTGAAATGAATGAAAAATCATCTTTGTATAGAACTGAAACTGGAAACGTTGAGATAGGCACAGGTAACAAAACCGCAATTTCTCAAACAGAAATTACTATCATCAATAAGATAAAAGAGACCAAGGTTCAAGGTTATGAAAACTGGAAAATCAATGTCACTATTACTCCTATGGGTGAATATAGGGTTTATGTAGGTCTTAAACTACCTATGGGTGAAGCAAATAAATTGTATGATATGATACAACAAGAAATAGCTTTACAACATAGTATAAATAGTAAAGATAAAATAGAAAACGCTATACAGGATTATGAAGATGAGTTAACAGCAATTCCTGTACCAAAAGTGAATGAGGAGAAAATATAGATGTATAAAGTCTTTTCAAAGCCTGCTTGTGTTTATTGTGATAAAGCAAAGGCATTGTTGAGCAAATTGAATATTCCTTATGAGGAATATAAACTATCTACAAATATGTCTGGTAGTGATAGTGAATATACTGTCACTATTGACCAGATGTTTGAAATGATAGGCAAACAAGTACGTTCAATGCCGCAAATAATGAAAGATGACAAACTCATAGGTGGGTATACAGATTTAAGAGAACATTTTATTAATGAAGGTAAAATAAATTTTAGTGACGCACAATGACAGGTAAAGTTTTATCTTTTCCAGATGGTAAAGAGGTTCCTGTTGATAAAACAACATCCAAGGAATCTATTGCAGATCATCAAACAAAAAAGTTTGCTGATTCCTTAGCAGATGATCTTGTAATACAAATGGTAGCTGCAATGCAACAAGATGGTCTAAACATAGGAAAAGCAAGTGGCACTAAAACGTTTTTAGATGTAGGTATATTTTTAGAGGCCTTACGTGCTTTGATATATCGTGAATTTGATTTAAACCATCCTTTTCATAATGTAACAGATAAAATGATGTATGTTGAAAAACTAAAAGGACGGAAGTATTCCGTAGTAAATTATTCTGGCACAAAGATTGTAAAGGTTCCAGAACCTGAGCCAGACAATGTTGTAGAATTTGAAAGTGATATTGATTTTAATGATTCTGATTGATTATTCACAAGTAGCAATTTCTAACATTGCTGTACAACTTGCCATGAGTAAGGATAAAAATATTTTATCTATACCTATGGTCAGACATATGATACTTAATTCTATTAGAGGTTATGTACATAGATTTAGAAATGATTATCCAGGTCAAGTGGTAATATGTGTAGATGGTCCAGATCCTTGGCGTAGAGACATATTCGAACAATACAAAGCAAAACGTAGAGAAGGTAGAAATAATGATGACAAAGATTGGGAAAGTGTCTTTGGTTTAATTCATACTATCAAAGAAGAAATACGAGATAACTTTCCTTACAAGGTTGTTCAATTAGATAAAGTAGAGGCAGATGATATTATTGCTGTAATATGTAAAAAAAATCATGAAGAAAAAATATTGATAATATCAGGTGACAAAGATTTTCAACAATTGCAAAAATATCCAAACATACATCAATACTCACCAACACAGAAAAAATTTTTAGAAACAGATAGTCCACAAGAATATATTTACGAACATATACTACGAGGTGATACATCTGATGGTATACCAAATTTTCTATCACCAGATGACACTTTCGTAAATAAAATAAAACAAAAACCTGTGGCCAAGAAAAAACTGGCAGGGTGGATTGATAGTTTAATGCGTGGTAATGATCCACAAGATTTTTGTAATGAGTATCATTATCGTAATTATCAAAGAAACCAAAGACTTATAGATTTCGATTATATACCAGACGATATTGAAACTGATATATATAAAGAGTATGAAAAGGTAACTGTATCAAGTCGCAGTAAAATATTACCTTACATGATTAAAAATGATTTGAAAGAATTAATAGGAAAAATAGAGGAGTTTTAAAATGGCAGTAAATGACGCAACATATAATTTATCGTTTCATGAAATACTTACTAAGGTTAATAATGCAAAAGACAAACCAAAAAAATTAGAAGTATTAAAAAAATACGATACTAATGAATTAAGAATGTTTTTGAAAGGTGCATTTGATGAAAAACTTGAATGGTTATTACCAGAAGGTTCGCCACCATACACACCAAACGAGGCACCAGTAGGCACAGAACATACTTGGTTAAAACAAGAAGTTAAAAGAATGTTTCATTTCTTAAAAGGTGGTAATCCACAATTATCACAAATGAAAAGAGATAATATGTTCATACAGATGTTAGAAGGTTTGAGTGAAGAAGAAGCAAAACTATTAGTATGGGCAAAAGATAACGAATTAAATAAACACTATAAGGGATTGACAGCAAATCTAATCAAAGAGGCTTTTGATTGGAATGACGATTTTATGCGAAAAAACGCATAAAACTCTTGCGTCAGAATGTCGCACCCCCCTATTTTTTTAAATAACCCCTTGAAATATAGGGGTTTTTTTATTGAATTAACCCTTGACAATTACCCTAAAACCATGTATAGTATTACTATAAATGAACAAAGAAAGGTTATATTATGAGTAAAACAAAACAATGGTTATGGGACGAGGCAGAAAAAGCCTTAGACGAACTTATCGCTAAAGTTAAATCTGGCGAACCCGTTTCAAAAGTTTTAGAATATGCTAAAACACTACAAGTAGATTGGTCTTTTGTAGGTTTCTCTTGGCATGATAACGAAGACGAGGCATGGTCTGAAATTGAAGACTTCCTCTATTCAAATAAATAATAGGGGTCTATGATGAGATTATTTTCAATAACTTTCATTATCTTTGGTTTGATTGCTTTTGCAATTGCCAATGAACAAATGAATAATTGTACGGACGATGGTTGTGCAGATTTTTATGATGGTCATACTGACAGCACACCAGCACCTATCGTAAAGATAGAACCAATCAAATACACACCTGTTGTAGATACAACAAATGGTAAAGATGAATTTGTAATGTCTTTATCACAATGTATTGACCACATCTATCAAGATGTGCCAATAGAAAAACAAATACCTAAAACTTTAATTATCGCACAAGCAGCCCTAGAGACTGGTTGGGG